AATAAATCTACTAAATTCATTACTTAACTATGTAAGCTACAACAAGAATAGCAACTACAAGACATTCGATCTTGTGGTCTGACCAGTAATGCATAGCTTTACTTTTCATTTTATTAATCATTTTTTTTCTCCTCTATTTCATAGAAGAACTTGTCTGTGTCTTCGGTACGCCAAGCCCTACTATCTTCAACATTCCATTCAGAAGTCTGCACTTTCCAGTCAGGAGTACTATCTTTCACTGTGAAAGAAGGTAAGTCCCATATACATCTGTTGTTAGGTTGTGCTGCAAAATTGCCATCATCTAAGGCAATAATGTGAGCGCACTTATGTTCGTGCGGGATCTCCGAATGATCAGTGTCTAGTATATTACTGTCTGGATGTGCAAAGTCAATGGTAAATAAATACTTACCCGGATGCCATTTTTTATCTTTTCCTATATACTTACCGGCTTGTCCGTCTAAAATATCCCAACGATGGACAGAAGGATAATAAGAAAAACAATTCCAGAGCTGAAGTTCATCAAGTCGTCTTGTGGGCACTCCGGATGGTTCAAATCCCTTTTGAATAAACGCGCTAATTGGTAAGCGATAAAATATTGCACCGTTTTCCATAATAGCATGAAATAATACAGCCCTTCCTGTAAGAGCGCTAATACCAAAGATAATACAGTCTTCAACTTCTCCATGATGTTTTTTAAGGTCATATAAATACTCTCTTCTTATTTGTGCATAAGTTGCTGGTATGTTTGCATTTAAATAAGCCATAGATCATTTTATTTTACCCCAATTTGGACCAGATTCATAGTCCACTTTGTTAGGTACGTCTAATTGCACAGCATTTTCCATAATTTCTTTTATTTTTTCTGCGTTATTACTTACGGATATGTCAAGTTCGTCATGTACTTGTATGTGAGGTATAATTCCTTCTTTATATAAATCAACCATAGCTTTCTTTGTCATGTCTGCAGCTGATCCTTGTATCAACTTGTTCAATGCCTTATATGTATAAGCTCTCTTGATCCCTGGTCCGTGTTCCGTGAGCGCTTCTTCGTGAGGCAATGCTTTATGTATCCCGAACTGGTTGGGCTCCCATAAATTAAATCTACATCTACGTCCTAATAAAGTTCTAACTCGACCTCTGTCTTGGGCTCTACGCATTACACTTTCCATTAACATCTTAACAAATGGTACTTTGTCATGATACGTTCTAAACAAATCATCAGCGTTTTCTTTAGATACACCTAGCTCTGCTTGTAATTTATTTTTACCCATACCATAAAACAAACCAAGGTTAATTGTCTTAGCTTGACTTCTTGGAATGTTTGCCATGTCTGCTACGATCTTATGAAAGTCTGTGTCTGGTTCATCATTATATGCATCGAGAACTTCATCTACACGATAGAGTCCATCAAGTGATGCATAATGTGTAACCAATCTTGGTTCTTGTTGTGAATAGTCAAAACAACCCCAAGTGTGTCCTTCTTCAGGAATAAATAAACTTCTGATCATTGGTCCAAGTTCCTTGTTCCGTGCAGGTATCTGCTGTAAGTTTGGATTGTTGTATGAAAACCTACCGGTTACTGTACCACCTTGATCAGATCTTATCTGATTGATCTCTGCATGAATACGTCCTTTGTGTGAATGCTTTAATATGGTATCAATAAAAGTTGTATGAGATTTGTTAATCTCTCGTGCACGTGCAATTTGTTGAACCACCGGATTTAGATGGTTCTGTAAAAAATTTTTAGTAAAAGAAGGAGCAGATGTTTTCTCAGTTACATCATAAGGTAAATTTAATTTTTCAAAAACTTTGGCAATCGATCTTGCAGCCCATATTTGAATGTCTATTCCTGTTTCCTTTTTTATTTTTAACAATGATGATTGCTCTTCTGCAACTAATTGCTTCTTCAACTGGTTGGCTTGTTGGACGTCTACACGGACACCTAAGAATCGCATATCGACAAGGCAGGGAAAAAGTTGAGTCTCGAGATCGAAGATAGATTGTACATCTTCATGTTCAATTTGTTTTTTCATTTCTTGCCATAGTTTAAGAGTTAATACTGCATCTTGTTCAGCATACTCACCAACATACATTGCAGGCAGTTTATACATCTCAGACTTAGGATCTATGCCCCAATGCGCTGCAGTTTCCTTTAATACAGCCTCATTCTTGCCTATTCCAACGTAATCACGACCCAAACTACCTAAATCGTATCGAAAGCGATTCTCGTCCACGAGAGAGCCAGCAATCATGGTATCTACTATCTTACCCTCTATTTTAAGGCCCATAGACCTAATCCAACATACATCGTACATTGCATTGTGAAATATCTTAATTGAAGGTGTTTTTAGTACATCTGTAAACCACTTTAGAACCATTTTAATATCCATGTTACCACCACCTTCATGTGCGATAGGATAATATCCAGACCAACCCTCTACAGCTACAGCTATTCCTACAACTTTACCATTACCAATCACAGATCCTGAACCTGTTGATTTTAAATCTGGGTCCTTGGTTTCTAAGTCAATAGCAATCTCGTCATGCTTTGATAAATCTGGAAAAGACTCTGGTGGTAGCCATTCTGTTTGTGGTTTAAATACTAATTTCATATTATAAATTTATTAGACATGTTGCTATTACAATTACAGTTATAAGACCTACGTCTATATACTCTTCCATTATTTTTTTTTATCTTTCATGTGTTCAATTTCTAAATCACAATAGTGTTTGATCTTGTTTATATCTTCTATACCATTTTTGTTTAAATATCTACATACATATTTAATTACATTTGCTTGAAATGGATTGAGTTCGTTTTTTCTTATAAATGTCCAAGGTTGAATGTGAAAGTCTTTGTAGTGACTCCCACCTATCTGCTTGTCTTGTGGGAATGCTTCATCCCAATCTTTTTTATTTGTCATAGATTGTATGCTTTCTTTGTTTGTGGTTCTATTATATATAAGTTTTTTTCTGTTCTTGTGCATGCAACATAAAATAATCTGTGTGTATCATCTGGATTTCTGTCATAATCAATAAATGCTGCACCCGCCAAGTCTGTTATTACAACTACATTTTCTCTTTCATTACCCTTAACGCCATGTATAGTTGATATACTAATTCTAGGATTCTTATCTAAATCTTCTCCTGACTTAATTAATTTTTTTATTTTATATATATCCTCATCTCCTACTTCATCTAAAGCTTCATCCCATTCAGCTTCTGTTTTAAGACCATACTTTTCTTTCAACGTATCTATATCATAGAAACCATCTTTAATTATTGTTTTGAATAACTTAGGATCCCAATTATTCTTAGTCATCTTTGCAACAATTTTTTTAATGTCATTGTAGTGAAGAGGTACACCTTTTTTTAAATCATTCCATTTTTGTATAATCTCATAAATATTTTTTACTCTCGGCACTGCATGTCTTCGCTGCCAATATAATTCTTTTTCATCTAATATATTTCCAATACCTGCTAACATGTAATTAGCTTGTGCCAATACCAACCATCTACCTGTTGAAAAATCTACTTCATGAAGATTACTACAATACTCTACAGATCCCTCTTCTTTTTTTGGTAACCATTCTTTGTCAACCCTATTTTTTACTTTTTTAATTATCTTGTTTGCTAGTGCAAAAGGTTTTTGTGGCACCCTTTGTGATTGATCTAATACAGTTTTTTTACCTTCCAAATTTATAAATGTGCTAACATGTGCACCATTCCATCTGTATATTGCTTGGTCATCATCACCTGCTATATATGAATCTTGTGCCTTCTCCTCTATTTTCTTAACTAATCTCCATTGTACCAAACTTAAATCTTGTGCCTCATCAACAAACATAACCCTAAGCTTTGGTGCTTCACCACTTGCTATAAATTTATCCAACATGTCTGGAAAATCTATTAAACCATTTTGTTCTTTGTAGTTTTCCAATTCTTCAACTATAATTTCTAATTTACTTAATTGTATTTTATAATTGTTATTCAAATGATAAAATTTTATTGGATCTAATTCTTTTGATCTTGCTAAATTTATTAATTGTATATATGGATCTGGAGAATAAAATATACCTTCATAATCCTCATCTTGTCTCGCACCCTCTAATTCTATTTGCATCTTCTCTGATAATTCTTTGTAATGTTTTGGTTGCATTACCTGGTTTCTGTTTACACCTAGTTGATTAAAACAAAATGAATGTAGTGTTTGAAAGTATGGTACATCATTATAAGATAATTTAAATTTATCTACTGCTCTTTGTTTACCTTCTTGTGCAGCGTTCTTACTAAATGTAAAATAACCGATCTTATCCGGTGGTGTATTAGCTAAAAATTTTTCTATGTGTCCTAGTAGTGTGTGTGTTTTACCTGTACCTGGTGGTCCGTATATTACATGTTTCATTAGTAGTTATCCTTTTTAAATGTTTTTGGTTTATATGTTTCTGTTTTCTTATCGAATCTAGCTACAACAAATACAGATAGTTTTGTTTTACCTACACGTTTAGTTGTACAGTTTAGATCATCTTTTAACATCTGTGATGTTCTTTGATATGGAACTCTCCAATGTTTTCTTGATAAATAATTATTAAAGAAGTTATCAAATACAAAGTGATGAAATCCATCTTTTGTATAAGTACCACCATTACGTAAATCTTCGTAGTCATCTTTCTGTATTCTGTTTACACAATAATCTTCTAAATAATTATTTAATATATCTTTAGTACTTGTACCTTCTGCAGGTTCTGTAATTTCTGCATTAGTTAATAATGCACTAGTAATTTTTTTCCAATCACCAACTTTTACTGTTGGTGGATTTATTAATAATTGTTTTATACATTCTTCTTGAAATAAGACTTGATTAGCTAAATGTTTTGCTGAGTCTAAGTACAATCTATCTCCATCTACATTCATGTAGTAATAAGGTTCTTCTAAGTTAACTACTTGTAAATCTGTTAGATTTGGAAATACAGGTTCTTGACCTATACCAAACTTTCTTGTCTTACATAATTTTTTATCACATAGACTACACATGGGCTGGTCATTGCATTTGTAGCCCCATTCTTTTTTATCGTGTTGTTTTGTAATTATATTTACTTCTGTATCTGACAATGGTTGTTCCATTGCAGTCTCATTAAATACTATTACTTTTGATTTCCAATTATCTGGCCATTTAGATTTTGCATACACACCATAATGAAATAGTGCATTGTTTCTACCACCTTCACCAATTTTATTTTCTGCCATTAGTTCAATACATGGTGGTCCATCAGAGTATGGAGTCTCTGGTCTTTTAACTTCTATTGTTTTGATGTCTTGTTGTTTATATCTTTCGTAGAGTTCAAAAAAAGCATCTATACTAGCAGCTTCACCATCCTCCATAAAGGCGTATCTTGTTGTTTGACCACAATTAAAATATGGTAAATTTAAAAAGTTTCCTGTATCATCTTTTGATTTTAATTCTCTTTGTTTAGGAAATACTTCTGATCCACCATAACCCAATACAGATCTAATCTCATTTAATTTATCTTGCATCAAACCCGCTGATACATAATCTTCTGTAAATAAAAATACATGAGCACCACCAGACTTTGATCTACATACTACTAGTGGTAATTGAAATTGTTTTATTTTATTAATTAATTTTTTGTGATCAAACTCTGCGTAAGAGTCAATGTCTATACATCCCCACTTACATTTGTTATCATCATTAATTGGTATAATACCTAAACTGTCAGCACCATCTAAATGCTTTTGCCACAACTCATCTGTGACGGGTTCTCGTTTAACAAACGATTTACCTTTAACTTTGTTACCATCGCCATTTGATTCACCAACTAAAGTGACACCATGTGCACGGTCTAATCCATAAAATATATTTTTAAATCTTTCTATCATACAAAATAAAAGTGGGCGTCTTCACGCTAGCTTAGACGCCC